TCAAATCACGGATTCTTAGATGTTACTGAGATGCCTCTTTTTGCAGCACGGCTGCTAAATCAGGGTCTTGATTGGATAATAACATTTGTTGCGTGAGATTGCCCGTCTTCCAAGGGTTCTCCTGCCCTGGAGCAACGTTAGATGCAGGACTAGGTTTTGCACCCATACCAGCAGCACTACTTGCCTTGAAATGGTGCTCCCATCCACTGCCAGGATTCTTTAAGTTATTAATATACGTCCCTAAATCTTGTTCGACACCGCCATTTAAAATAACAGTCCGACCATCACTACTTTTTTGCAATTTATCTTGCAATAAAGAAAGAGTTTGATCAGCACTAATTGCTCCTGCATTACTTAACGCAGATAAAGCAGTATTTCGAGTAGCAGCGTTCTCAGTAGAACGTTTTAACTCATCAATTTGAGTTTTTAAACTACCAATCTCTTTGTCTTTTTCTTGTGCTGTTTTGTTAGCGTCTTCCCAAAGAGGTTTATACATTCCTTGGTCTTCTAACGCTTTTTTTCGGTCATCGTAATACTCACCGATCTTACTTTTAGCGTTTTGGAACGCTTTTTCCTTTTCTTGTACTTCTTGATCTTTACGAGCAAGCTGTTCTTTTAAGGCTTCAAATTCAGCTAAAGGAACAGTAGGAACTTCAGGAGTTTTTGGAGTTTCAGAAGCAGCCACGGGCTGTTCTTCAGAAGTCACGGACTCCTGCTGAATTACTCTTTCTTCCATGTTTATTCAGTAATAACAGTTTTAGATTCGGTTTTTGGTGCTGCTTTAGCCTTTGGAGCTGGAGTTGAAGCTGGTTTTGGCGAAGAAGCAGGAGGATTAATCTCCTCAAATCTCATTTTTTCGATTGGCATGAAAAATAATGCACTTATCTAATATTCTAGTCTATTAATTATTCTGAGCTTCATTTGCTGTAGGTAGAACCTCACCTTGAACCAAAATATCTCTAAATTCCTCTCTATCAATGACTTGTTGATCAAACAATGAAGTTAAAGCTGTTATATCTTGTCCTATTAGCCTATCGATATCAAAATCACGACTAATTTTGATTTCTGGTGGCTCTATTCCCAAATAATTAGCAGATAAATCAAATGCTTTTTGCATTTTTTGCTCTAAATCTAACGAAACCATCGAGAGCATGGAGTTAGTATCCACCCGATCCAACCTTCTCGCATCCGCCGATTCTGCCACGAATTTTTGTTGAGATAACGTGCTAATGCCGAGCGTTGCCATTTGTGATTGTAATTCTTGGATTTCAGCCGCTTGTGCTTCAAATGCACTTGCTGCTGGTTCCACGTAATAAACTTTGTTGCCTGGTTGGGTCGCCATTGCGTAGTTGACGCTGATTGCCATGTCTTTCGTTTGGTCATCCCATCCCTCCATTACAAGTAAAGGCTGTGAAGCAACGTGCAAACTATGAATC